ATTTATACTCCAATTCATTAGTGTCTTTTCATTAATTGGTGTCATATCATCTAACTTTGGCGAAAATTCCATTGACTTACAAATAAACTCCATAACACCTTCTGTAAGATATTGTTCTATTTTGCTTTCTTTCTTTACAATATCAGCAATGTTTAACTCATAATAAATCCAAGGAGATTCAGTTTTATGATTTTTATTAATAGATGATGGTGTGTTTAAAAAGAAAACACATTCGCATTTGTCAATCATCGCCATTATAGAAGATGCAAGCATCATATGTACATAACCTATATTTTTTGTAAAATCATTACAATTACAGCAATGGCAATACCCTCCTTCTATTTCATTACAATTGTTTAATTTTTTATTGAGTGCATCAGAATACAGCCACACACATGAATCAATAAAAGACATTATCTCAAATTCTTCATATAGAAAACCCGCTAGTCTCATAGCTAAATCTTCATCTTTATGAGAATGAGAAATAAATATAAAATTTTCATCTCCAAATATTTCTTGTGGAAACCATAAATTTTGAACTAAATCTCCATTTATGACATCAGACTCATGTAATATCTGGTCAAGATTCCTATGAACATTCATTTCATGTCTCTTTTTAATATTTTTACCAGTATAAATATATTCATCCTGATTCAAAGTAATTAGTTTGTTGTTATTTATTAAAACATTAAACCCTGTATACATACAATCCCCTCTTTCATTATGAAGTAGTATACAACAATATATAGAAAATGTAAATGCATTTTCCCAATACTTAGTGCGTTATTAAACAAATAAATAATCTGAAAATGAAAGGATGGTGACAACATGCCAAGAAAAAAATCACAACCATCTGGTAATAAACCGTTGCCAGCCAATCAGCAAAAAGGGAAAAAGGTTTGTACGTGCTGTCATGAAGAGAAGAATTTAACGGATTTCTATTATAGCAGCTCCCCTATGTACTCCCTTGATGAGCGTATACCTGTTTGTAAAGAATGTTGCAAGACTTCTGTTCTGTCTGAGGATGGAAAGATTGATTTTGATAAATTTAAAGACTTACTTAGGAATATTGATAAGCCCCTGTATTTTGACCTACTCTTCTCTTCCGAAGAATCTGTAAAGAAAGAAAATAGTTACCTGAGTGATGAAGAAGTTTCATTACATGGATATGAGATATTACAGAAGTATTTTACACTGGTTGCGATGAGACAGGATAAGGCGAAGTCGTACTCTGATGCAGAAAAAGAAGGATTCATTCACCAAAACAGTAATCGTACTAAAAGGGAAAAAGATGAAATTCTAAATAGATATTCTCATTTGATTAATCAGTGTTTGCAAAATAATAAAGTTCAACATGTGTCTAAACAAAATCAAAACAAACACTATTCAAATGTTGATAATTTTGAAGTTACAGATAATATAAAAGATTTGTTTGGAGATGGATATACTACTGTAGAATATAAAAAAATGTATGAGAAATACGAGAAACTTAAACTCAATTACACCTTACAAACGAATTTGCACCAAGAGGCTCTTGCAACTTATGTTCGTTTTAAGGTAAAGGAAGAAATGGCTACTGCTGCTGGTAATGTAGATGAAGCTAAAAAATGGTATGACGCAGCACAGAACGCGGCATCAAACGGGAAATTAACACCAAAACAATTATCTGCCGCCGATCTACAAAAAGGAGTAAATAGCTTTAGTGAATTAACATTAGCAATTGAGCAAGCAACAGATGTAATCAATATATTGCCAAAATATAAGACTCAACCACATGATGCTCCAGATTTTAATATTTATTGTTATATAAGTTACGCACGAAAACTAAAAGGATTACCACCAATAGAATACAAAGATATTTACAAATTTTATGATGATAAAATGGAAGAATATCTGAGACAGTATGGCGATCCAAACGGTGTATTTACAGAAGCCAATGACACTATGTTAAAAAACAGACCGAATATAGAAAAATTCATTGTATTGCCAAGCGATTACGATGACTTGTCAGATGAAAGCGAGGATGATGCAGATGAATGATTTTCATTTGATGACTGATGAGTCAATCAAGGAAAGAATACTTGCTATACAAGATGATTCTGTATTTGGAAAAAACTTATATAACTACTATGAATTTATAAGCTGGGCAAGATGGTACCCAGATTTGTTCATAGACTTATTGCGCACTGAAAAAAGTAACTTCAATATGCATTTTGATCAAAGAGTTTTTTTGAGGTCGGATGTACGATTCATGAATATGTATGGCACATTCAGTCGTGGATATGCCAAAACATTTAATGAAGTCTTATCTTGTGTTATAGTTGCTATTCTCTTTCCACAAATTGAACTTGCAATTTCGGCTCAGACGAAAGAAAATGCAGCAGATTTATTAAAATCTAAGTTCAATGAAATCAGAAACAAATTCCCTCTTATTGAGAACGAATTAGAAAAAGAACCTAAATTTATCAAAGGCGATGCATTAATTCAGTTTAAAAACGGAAGTTCTATAGATGCTATTGCAAATGCACAGACAACCAAAGGGCAAAGACGAAGAAGATTAAAAATTGAAGAAGCTGCTCTTTTAAATAACGAACTATATCAAGATGCTCTTGAACCTGTAACAGAGGTTCCTAGATACACCGTAGGAAAAATGGCTCTTGTCGATCCACAAGAATTAAATCAACAAATACATTTCTTTACCACATCTGGTTTCCGTGGTTCTGACGAATACCAACGCTCTATAGATATGTATGACAATATGTGTGAATTAAAAGGTCAAATCGTTCTTGGTGCAAGTTGGATGTTGCCATGTTGGTACGGTAGAGGTAGTAACAAAAGTCAGATATTAAGAAAAAAAAGTACCTCCTCTCCAATTGCTTTTGCACAAAACTATGAGCAAGAGTGGGTTGGTTCTTCAGACGGTGCGTTAGTTGATATAAATAAATTAATGAATTGCCGGACATTGACTACACCAATGATTAATTTCAATAAATTAGACGAAGAATTTTATCTTGGGGTTGACGTTGCTCGTAGCCAGAAAGCAACAAACAATCAGTCTTCTATTGCAATTGGACGAGTTATAAGAAATAAAGAATCGAATAGGATTGTATCTATTGAAATTCCAAATATTATGACAGTATCTAATGCAATGAACTTTTCAGCACAGGCATGTTTGGTGAAAAAGACCAAAAAGAATTTCCTAGCAAAAGCAGTTATTGCAGATGGGAATGGATTGGGTGCAGGATTGATAGATGAGTTGTTAAAGGAATCTTATGATCCGATTACTGGAGAGTATCTTGGATGTTGGAATACAATGAACACCGATAACCAACCAGAGGTTAGAGATGCCGAAAAATGCTTGTTTGATATGAAAGCACAGCATTTTCAGAGTAAAGTAGTTGCAGATTTTATAGATGCTGTTGAAAGTGGCAAATTAAAGTTGCTTGAGAAAAAACAAGACACAGATTTTTCTTCTAAGGATAAACAAAATATGGATTTACGAGTATTACCATACATACAAACTGATTTATTATTTGAGGAGATAGCAAACTTAAAATTAAAGCATATGACAAATGGTGCTTTATCTGTAGAAAAGGTCGTGAAAAAAGTAGACAAAGACCGTTTTTCTGCATTAAGTTATCTGATATTTTATATTACAGAATATTGTAGTGCTATTAAATCCAAAAACTCTAATAATTGCAAAAATATCCTATCAATGGCACGTAGACCATCTATAGTAAGATCATACTAAATTTTCACAAGTCACAAAACGGAAGAAGGTGAGATAAATAAGTACAGAAAAAAATAAATCTGAAGCATCTACCATAACCGATGAGCAAGCTTCTAAAATACACAATTCAGATAAGCAAGCATTTGATAATTTTACATCTAGCAAAACAAAATCTATGGATTTTGCAGTCATTAAACGATTGGTATTATCAGAACTTGCTTTAAATAAATCTATTCGTCCACAACGTATCTGCGGATTTTCAAGACAGCAAATTTTAAATATGTGCCAATATCCAGAACGATATGGAACACAGATATTAAAGTTAATGGATTATATGTATCAGAAATCAGGATATATGAGAAGACTCATAGATTATTTCTCTAACATGCCTAAGTTGAATTACTATATAGATAAAGAAATTACAGATATGTCTTTTCTTAAGGTAAATGAAAATACATATAAAAAAACCTTTATAAAGTTTGCTTCTCAAGCAAGTAAATTTAATTTAGGAAATAATATTCACGACATCACAAAAAGAATGTATCTAAATGATGCTTGTTTTGCATTTGTTATAGAAACTGACTTAGATATATCTTATTTTTTCCTTGACCCTAGATATTGTGAAATTAGAAAAATCGTAAATGGAAATGTATATGAATTTGCCATAAATAGAAGTCTTTTATCCAATGCATATTATGACACTCTTCCATCTGAATTACAAAATCTATTGAAGCAATCAAAAAACATATCTTTAAATAATCTCGTAGATATTCCCTATGAAAATGGATTTTGTATAAAATATAACAGCAATTTTCTTCATCTGTTTCCACCGTTTTTTCCAATGATTGCGGATATTCTTTTGATTGATGAATATAAGGATTTGGCAAAAAGCAAAGCTGTGAATGATGCGTATAAATTATTGGTGCTTCCTGTTCCGATGAAAGACGGAGAAGTGACAATGGATGATAATATGCTCACGCCATATGTAGAAACTGCTCTTAATGTCGTACAGGAAAATATCGGAGTACTACCCTATCCTGGAGAAGTTAAGTCAGTAGAATTTTCATCAAGTAATTCTGATGATAGAGATAAAGTTGCAGATGCTACTACTCAAATGTATGCAAATCAAGGTGTTAGTGAAGCCCTTATGTCGGGTGCTTCAAGTGGATCAGAATTAAAATTGTCAATCACAAATGATAGTGCTGATATTTTTAGAATTTATCGTATGTTAGAAAATTGGATGAGTTTGCAAATGAAACTGCGCAAATACATTTATCCTTCATATCAGTTTGTTTATAAAATATTAGATATAACTATTTTCAACGAAGCAGATGTAATCAATCGGGAATTAAAATTAGCACAGGCAAGCGCACCAAATAAAGAGCGATTATGCGCAGCTAGTGGTATATCTCCTTCTGCTATGATTGGAAACACAGTACATGAAGGTAAGATGTTCAAAGATATTTTTGATTTGTGGAATCCACTGAAATCATCATATACAACTTCTGCTTCTGGAGATAAATCTGATGATGGAGGCAGACCCACTATGGACGATAGAGATTTGAGTGCTGCAGGTGAAGTAACTCGTGAGAACGATACAAATGATCCTGATAATCGCATATAGAAAGCTGGTGTATATATGAATATTGTTTATGTATTTGACAAGGCTAAAGCAGATTATCTACATAGTCTTGGATTTATATATAATGAAAAAGAAATTGATAATAAAAAAGCATATCAGTTTTTTGGAACAGATGAATTTATGAAATCACTCACTTCAAATTATGAACAGAGTGATTTTTTAGTGTCAAAAAATATGTGCTTTTAGAAAGGAGAAATATTGGATAATAAGTTATTTAGATATAATACTGAAATAAAAATTGTTCAGTCAAGTATTAAAAAACTCAATCCCCAGTTTAGTCTATGTGATGTTCTTGTCTGCTATCATGGCGATAATCGCAACATGACTTCTCTTCCAAAGAAAGTTATTGAAGATAATTTGTATTCTATTTATGGAATTCCTATTGTCGGAGAATGGATTTATAAATTAGATGGAACCGATGAAAAGTCGTGGGGATCTCATGGTGGGCGAATTATTTTAGATGATAAGGGTATCCATTTTGAACAGACAACAAAACCTTTTGGATTCGTTTCTAAAGAAGCTGCTGATAACGCTTCCTGGATTACGATTACTGAAAAAGATGGACATACAAAAAACGAATATTTGAAATTGTCTGGATGTATCCTTTGGACTGACA